CTGACATAGACGAAAAATAAAATGAGTTTAAAAAAACATATAGAAGAATTTGACAAATTACATCCAGAGTATTCTGAAGGTATTGATTATACTGATAACTTATTTGCTCCTGTCGAAGAATTGGAAAATCATATTCACGATAGAGATGGGATTATTGAAAATTTAGAGGAAGAAATACTTGAATTAAAAAATCAAATTTCTATATTACAAAAACAAAAATCTACTATTTTAGAAGAATTAAAGGAATCTGGCTGGTTAGAAAATAAAGTTACTTTCTCATCAAAATATAAAGGTAACATTAAAACAATTCTTGGTGAAATAAAAGTTGTAGATACAAAGATAATATCTATGTTAACAACCGTTGGAAGAAAAAAACAAGCTAATCAAAAATTAACTTGGAAAGGTTGGTTAACCATACCAGAGAATAGATATCTGTATGAAATAAATGAAAGTGTAGCTAAAGATGTTTATAATGCTACTACTGAATATATANGAAGAAATTTTGAAGATAGAAAAATATCACGAGGTGGTGGAGCAGTTACAGAAAAAAATTACTCATTAACATTTAGTGGGAATGCTGGTGCTGGTAGTCTAAATAATCATGTAACAACTGATTTTAACCCCGATACTTATAACCTTAATTTAGGATTTACTGTTTCTTATTGGGTTAGACCAGATGAAGTAGGAAATACTATGTTTGCATTCGGTAGAAAGCATGCCAATAACCAACGATTTACATTTGGTATTAATAGAAAACGTCAATCATTCTTCGGCATTGGTTCAAATACAGGAGTAAAAGCATGGGTTAACATGGACACCCCAGTAGAAGAATCATTGTTAGTTGAGGACGGTAGTTACTGGAATCTAAAAACAGATGGTACTTGGTATCATATAGTAGTAACGTATGATGACCGCTCAGATACATCTTCTGGTACGGCTCGTAAAGTATATGTAAACGGAGTACTTCGTCAGACAGATAATTTCAATTGGAGCTTCACAGGTGGTGATACTGGTGGTATGATTTTTGGGGGGCGCAGAACATCAGGCAACCAATATGAAAACGGATGGGCTTGTGGTCTTCAAGATGTAGCTATTTTTAATACAGCTAAAGATTCTGATTGGGTTGCAAATGTATATCGTGGTAAAAGTGAAACGGATTTATCAGGCGAAAGTGGTATTGTAGGATATTGGAGATTTAATGAGGGTAGTGGAACTACAGCTTATGATTCATCAGGAAATGGTAATCATGGAACTTTGACCGCTGATTCTGGAGATACTACAGATTATCCAACTTGGTCAACAGATAAACCATAAAAAATAAAAAAATAAAATGTATTTTGGGGAATTTATATAATACTTATTTATGTATGAAAATGGTTACACAAAAAACAGTAACAGTAACAATTAAACAATTAAACTTAATGAATAACAAATAGGAGATATCTAATGGATATTAACGCACTGAAGAAGCGTCTAGGTCAACTTCAAATCACAAACAATCGTACCTCAAATCTATGGAAGCCGTCACCCGGCACAACTCAAGTAAGAATCGTACCTTATAAATTTAATAAGGACAATCCTTTTATCGAGTTATTTTTCCATTATGATTTAGGTAGAAAATCTTATCTTTCACCAATGTCATTCGGTCGTCCAGACCCAATCGAAGAGTTTTCTCAAAAACTCAAAGCTTCGGGTAACAAGGAAGACTATCAATTAGCTCGTAAAATTGAATCCAAAATGAGAACGTTTGCTCCAGTAGTAATACGTGGTGAAGAGAATCAAGGTGTTAAGTTTTGGGGTTTTGGTAAAACAGTTTATCAAGAACTGCTTTCCATTATTGCTGATCCTGATTATGGTGATATTACCGATTCAATGAATGGTCGTGATATTACTGTAGAGTTCAAGACAGCAGAAGAAGTTGGAGCTTCGTTTCCAAAAACAACAATCAGGGTTAAACCAAATCAAACCCCGATTACGGAAGATGCAACTCTTCTTGAGAATCTTATAGATAATCAAAAGGACATCACCGAAATCTATCAGGAACAAACCTATGAAGAACTAACTGAAGTTCTAAATAATTGGTTGAATCCAGAAGAGGGTGATGAAGAATCACAAGAGCAACCTGTAACTAAATCCGAAGTTAAAGAAGATGTAAAATCAACTGAGGATGTTTCAGCAGCATTTGACGATCTGTTTAATAACTAATAGAACACGAATAAGTTGGGGAGTGCGAGTTCCGACTTTCACTCCCCTAAGTTATATAAATTTAGGAGACATTATATGTCAACAAGAGACGAATTGGCAGGGCAACTTGCCGCTAGTTTAAATAAAACTTTCAAAGATACTAAAGTCGCTTATTTTCTTGATGGTTCAGATACAACACCCACAGATATAAAAGAATTTATTTCCACAGGTTCTACATTGTTAGACTTGGCAATATCAAATAGACCAAATGGTGGTATTGCAGTAGGTAGGATATCAGAACTTAATGGATTAGAATCAAGTGGTAAATCTTTGGTTGGTGCACATCTTTTAGCTGAGACTCAGAAAAAGGGTGGTGTGGCAGTTTACATAGATACTGAAACTGCAGTAAGTCAAGATTTTCTAAAGGTTATTGGTGTTGATATCAATAGTATGTTGTATTTGCATTTAGAAACTGTAGAAGATATATTTGCAGCAGTAGAAGAGATTGTATCCAAAGTTCGTGAATCAGACAAAAATAGGTTAGTAACTATCCTTGTAGATTCACTAGCAGCTGCATCTACAAACGTAGAGATGGAAGCAGACTTTGATAAGGATGGTTGGGCTACAAGTAAAGCAATCATTATATCTAAAGCTATGAGAAAAATTACTCAAATGATTGGTAGACAGAGAGTGGCTCTTGTGTTTACAAATCAGTTAAGACAAAAATTAGGTGTGATGTTCGGAGACCCCTGGACAACAAGTGGTGGAAAAGCACTACCATTTCACGCATCTACAAGAGTTAGATTAAAAAACAAAGGTCAAATCAAAGATAAAAAGAATCACGTTATTGGTATGACGATACTTGCACAAGTTATCAAGAATCGTTTAGGTCCACCTTTGAGAAGTTGTGAGTTCCCTTTATACTTTGAAAGTGGTATTGATGATGTAGGTAGTTGGTTAAAAGTAATGAAAGACCATAAGATTGTAAAACAAGCTGGTGCATGGTATACACTTACAGACCACTTAGGAGCAGAACACAAGTTTCAATCAAAAGAATTCGGAGAGAAACTATCAGACCCTGATTTCAAATCATTCGTTTACGAACAGATATGCGAAAAAGTTATATTGAAATATGATATGAAGGATTTGGGAATAGATGATGTAGTTGAGACGGAAGAGGTGGTTGGTGAGTGATGTCAAACGCCAGATACCTTTCCATCCTGAATGAGATAAAGAAAAAAGGTGGTTCTGTTAACTTTCAGAACACAAACAAAAAAGTACTAATAGTTGACGGCTTGAATACTTTTATCAGAGTATTCAGCGTAATGCCAACTCTAAACGACAACGGCGTTCATGTTGGTGGCATTGTTGGTTTCCTTAAAAGCATAGGATTTGCCATTAATATGTTTAATCCCACTCGTGTTATCATAGTATTTGATGGCAAGGGTGGGAGCAACCGCCGCCGTAAATTATATTCCGATTACAAAAACAAACGTAGAACGTCTTACAGAGTTAATAGAGTAGCAGGTTTAGAAAACGTAGAGGATGAGAGACGGAATATGTATCTACAACTCAGAAGAGTNGCAGAGTATCTTGAATTATTACCAGTAACTAATATATCCGTAGATGGTATCGAAGCAGATGATGCTATAGCTTATATCGCAAAGAGTGTAATACCCGATGGTGAAAAGATTATCATGTCAACCGACAAAGATTTCCTACAATTAGTATCAGACGATATCAAAGTTTGGTCTCCCACAAAAAAGAAATTATATAACAAAGAAGCAGTTTTAGAAGAGTATTGTGTAACTGCAGAGAATTTTATTATGGCTAAAATATTTGAGGGTGATAAGTCTGACAATATAAATGGTGTAAAAGGAATAGCCACTAAAACATTGGTAAAAAATATACCAACTTTGGGAGTTGAGAATAATAATTATAGTCTACAAGAGATATACAAATATGCACACAAACACAAAGATGATGATGGAAACTTCTTTGTGAAAATATTACAGAATAAGGAGTTACTTGAACGTAACTATAAGTTGATGCAGTTAGAAGATGTGAACATAAGTGCTTCAACTAAAACAAAATTAATCGATGTTATCAGAGGTCCTATCAGACGTTTAGTAAAATTTAAATTTGAAGCCATGTTTATGGAAGATAGATTATTTCAAAATCTACCAAATGTAAGTAGTTGGTTAGCTCAGACATTTACCACTATGGATAAGTATGCGGAAAAAACCAATGGGTAGAAAAAAGAAATATTTTACAGCAAAGGAAAAG